AATGTAACTCAAACATCTGTAGGTAATTTATTGTATGTAGAAGTAAATGCAGGTGCCACGGAAGAAAGTTATACAACTATTACACCTAGTGGTACAGAGACTTATACGCAAATAACTCCGTCTGGTATTGAAACGTGGACAGAAATAGAGGTTTAATATGGCAAGTACATATACAGCAAACACAGGAATAGAAAAAATAGGATCTGGCGAACAAGCGGGAGCCTGGGGAACGACAACCAACACAAACTTCGACATTATAGATGATGCGTTGAATGGTGTTATTACCTTAACTATATCTGGCAATACAACATTAACATCAAGTGATGGTACATTATCAAATGGTCATCACAAAGTATTACTATTAGGTGGCACACCTTCTGGTGCATTTAACTTAACAATAGATCCTAACGATCAACAAAAGTGGTATTTTATAAATAATTCTACTGGTCAAGTGGCTACTGTAAAACAAGGCGGTGGTTCGGGAACCACGGTTACTATAAATAATGGTACATCAGCTATTGTTTATGCAGACGGGTCTGGATCAAATGCGAATGTCGGTACAATATCCACGGATGTTATTGGAGATACCTCTCCACAATTAGGTGGTAATTTGGATACTAATGGTAAGAACATAAACTTTGGTGATTCAGCATCAGCAGGTAGTGACGATACGCTTCAGTTTGGTGCTTCTCAAGATTTAAAAATATATCATCATGCAACTAATGGTTCTTTTATAGTTGATAGTGGAACAGGGTATTTATTTATACAAGGTGGTGCACAGATAAGGTTGCAAAATACTAATGGTGAAGAATACATAATTTGTGAGGGTGATGGTGCAGTAACACTTTATCACAACAATAGTGCTAAAATTGCAACATCAGCTACTGGTGTAACGGTTACGGGAAGCATAGCCAATGCTTCTGGAGACATGACAATAGATGTTGCAGGTGATCTTACATTAGACGCAGATGGTGGTGATATTAAATTACAAGATGGTGGTGTGGAGTTTGGTAGACTATCAAGTTCTAGTAATGATTTTGTAATTTTTGCACCTACACAAGACAAAGACGTTATTGTTAAAGGTAATGATGGCGGATCTACAATTACAGCATTAACAATAGATATGTCTGCTGCAGGAGCAGCAACATTTAATAATGATGTAACTGCTTTTTCTGATAGACGATTAAAGACAGATATAGAACCAATAACAAATGCTTTGTCAAAAGTTATGAGGATGCAAGGTGTTCACTACAAAAGAAATGATATTGAAAATGCCAAAGAACAAATTGGCGTTATAGCACAAGATATGGAAACCATTGTACCAGAGGTTGTATTGACAGCTGATGATGAAATGCAAACCAAGTCTGTTGATTACGGCAAATTATGTGCTGTGCTTATAGAAAGTATAAAAGAATTAAAAGCAGAAATCGATGAATTAAAGAAGAAATAATCATGGCGTTAGCGGGATCAGGAGCAATAAGTTTTGCCAACATAAGGGATGAATTTAGTCCTGGGAGCAACACCTCGGTTTCTCTTAGTGATTATTATCGTCAAGGCAGTAAGATTAGAGCCAAGGCGGGAGACAATAACGCAACTCATTTAGCCTCTGATGTGCCAACAAGTGGTGCTTTAGCTCTTAGTGATTATTACGGAACGGGGATTGGTTTTCAATTTACAATAAGTTCTGATGCTACAAATCAAAACCTATCAACTATCTTTGGTGATGATTACGATCTTGACTATCCTAAACTTGTTGTTATTAACTCTGGTGTCACAGTCGGTGGTACAAGTACAAGCACTCCAGCTATCAATGTTCCCTCTGGTGGAGCAGGCACAATTACTATAACCAATGGTGGTAATATATATGGTAAAGGTGGAGCGGCAGGTGCCGTAGGTGGTGATGCGATTGTTGCTGCAACTGCTTGTAATATTGTCAATAACGGCAACATCAAATCTGGTGGTGGAGGTGGAGGTAATGGTGGTGCTGGTGGAGCAGGTACGACTTCTGTTAATTCAGCATTAAATAATTTTGTAGATGAAGGTGGTGCTCCTTATGGTAGTGGTAACGCACCCGCAAATGACGCACCTTCTTGGTTTAGTGCATATAGTCCTGCTTTAAATGGTGCAGGTGTGGTAGGAGATAGAAAATGGGGAGGAGTAAATAATTCTAATCCTCAATCTGGATCTGTAAACACAACATGGGGATGGCATACATCATCTAGTAATTTTAATGGAGTTCTCGCAAATAGAGGTCCTTTCTATTGTTCTTTTCAACTAGGAACAACTGGTACTTATACTATGACAGGTAGTATAAATAATGGTACTTATGGTAGTGGATATGGAAGTGTTTTAATAAATTTAAGCACTAGTAACACTTCCAAAAGCCAAGGACAAGGTGGTGGTGACTACACTTCTGGTCAAACAGCAAACTTAGATGCAGATACAACATATTATTTTCTTGCTAACTTAACCACTTCGGGTAATAGAAATTTATACTACAATACTTTTTCAGTTAATTTTAATCTTACTACTAATAGTGTTACATCTGGCGGATCGGCTGGATCTGGTGGTGCAGGTGCTAGTTACAATGCTTCGGCAGGGAATGGAAGTTCTGGTGGATCTGGTGGCACAAATGCGGGATCTGGTGGTGCAGGCGGTAATGGTGGTGCACTAGGTGTAGCTGGATCAAACGGTACTGCTGGTGGTAATGGCAGTGGTACAGGTGTTTCTTTTCCATCAACGGCTCCAGTTAACGGCTCTTCTGGATCATCTGGTGGTGCAGCAGGGAAGTATATTAATGGTCAAAGTAATGTTACACTAACAAACAACGGAACAGTAGCAGGAAACATAGCATAATGCCTTTAACAAAGTTAAAATTTAAACCTGGAATTATATCAGACATTACATCTTACAGTAATGAAGGTGGTTTTGTTGATGGTGATAAAGTAAGATTTAGATTTGGTTTTCCAGAAAAGTTTGGTGGTTGGTCTAAATATACAACTAGTACATATGAAGGAACGGCTAGACGATTACATAATTGGGTGTCTCTTGATGGCTCTGATTTCTTAGGTCTAGGGACAGAACTTAAATACTATATAGAAGAAGGTCAGACATTTAATGACATAACTCCAATCAGAAATACTACAAGTGCTGGAGATGTTACGTTTGCAGCAACAAATGGATCAGCTACAATAACAGTTACCGATCCCGCTCATGGTGCAAATGAAAATGACTTTGTTACATTCTCTGGTGCTGCATCATTAGGTGGTAATATAACTGCTACAGTATTAAATGCAGAATATAAAATTGTAGCCTTAATAAGTTCTAACTCATACACAATAACAGCTACAGCTACAGCTAACGGATCAGATACTGGTAATGGCGGATCCAGTGTTGTTGGAACTTATCAGTTAAACACGGGTCTTAACACAACTGTTGGTGGAACTGGTTGGGGTGCTGGACAATGGAGTGGTACAACATCTGGTGCCTTATCAACACAACTTAATGAAGCGTTAGATAATAGTGAGACTGCCGTTGATGTAGATGATGAAACGGGTATGAATACAGCAAACGATGTCATACTTGTAGACAACGAACTTATGCTTGTATCGGCAACCACGGATGATAATACAATGACCGTAGCTCGTGGACATAGTGGCACAGCAGCAGCGACTCATGCAGACAATACATTAGTCAGATTAGCCGTGGGTAATGTTCTAGCCACAGATGACTTTGTTGGTTGGGGTAGTGCAGCATCGATCACGGTGCCCGGTGCACAGATTAGATTATGGTCACACGATAACTTTGGAGAAGATCTAATACTTAATCCAAGAGATGGTGGTTTGTTTTATTGGGATAGAACCAATGGTCTTGGAACACGAGCCGTGGAACTAAGTACAACATCTGGTACAAAGACCAGTGTGCCACAAATAGCCAAGCAAGTTCTTGTATCAGACCAAGACAGACATGTGATTGCTTTTGGTTGTGATGGATTCGGTGGTAGTAGCACAGCGACACAAGGCAGTGGGGTACAAGATCCATTGCTTATTAGATTCTCATCACAAGAAAATCCTATTGATTGGTTTCCGACTGCTACAAACACAGCAGGTGATTTAAGACTTGGTGGTGGATCAACCTTTGTTCAAGCCGTTGAAACAAAACAACAGATATTATGTTTTACAAATAAAACGCTACACGCCATGAAGTTTATAGGTCCTCCATTTACTTTTGGTTTGCAGGAACTATCTAAGAATATAACTATTGCAAGTCCTTCTGCTGCTATTGCTATTGAAGATACTGTATTCTGGATGGGATCAGATACATTTTATGCTTATGCTGGTGGTCAAACACAACAATTACCATGCACTGTAAAAGAAAAAGTTTTTTTAGATTTTAACTTTGAAGAGAGTAGCAAGGTACATGCAGGTGTAAATTCAGAGTTTAGTGAGATATTATGGTTTTATCCGACAGCCAGTAGTACAGAAGTTGATGCGTATGTTGCGTATAATTATTTAGAAAAAGTATGGTATTACGGAACTTTAGCAAGACAAGCATGGCTTGATAGAGGTATAAGAAGTCTGCCGTTAGCTACAGGTGGACAATATTTATATAACCATGAGGTAGGTTATGATGATGATGGATCTGCAATGACATCATTTATAGAATCAGCACCTATGGATATTGGTGACGGAGAAAAGTTCTTGTTCTTAAAAAGAGTTATACCCGATATAACATTCAATGGATCAACCAGTGCAACACCAGATGTATCGTTTACAATGAAGACAAGAGACTTCCCTGGAGATACGTTTGACCAGACAACATCTAGTACGACACAAAGAACGGCAACGAGTCCAGTAGAACAATTTACAGAAAAACTAGATTATAGATTGCGAGGACGATCTTTTGCACTTAGAGTTGATTCGACATCATTAGGAACTAAATACAAATTAGGATCACCTAGAATTGACATACGAGAGGATGGTAGACGATAATGTTAATAACTAGTATCCCACAATATATTCAAGGTGTATCAAACGCTAAAGTTGATTTGACAACAACAAACCTTACAACCTTGTTTACTGTACCAAGTGGTGCTGACTTTAATGCGGCAATCGTAAACTCTATTCTTGTATCCGAGGATAGTGGTAACGCAGACACAATAACAGTGACACTAACTGATACAAGCAATGCAGTCTTTAGTTTATTTAAAGTAAAAGCTGTTGCAGCCAATACAACAATAGAATTATTGACAAGAGATTTAGTCTTACAGAGTGGTGAGATATTAAAAGTACAAGCAGCTACGGCAAATAGATTGCATGTTGTAGCAAGTATACAAGACGTATCGAAGACAAGAGTGACAACAAGTGCGTTAGCACAGATATAGTATTGAAGAAATAACAAATAATTGGTATTATAAGCTATGGGTATATTTAAGAGCATTACTAAAGTTTTAAAAAAAGCAGCACCATTAATTGGTAGTACAATTGGTTTTGCTTTAGGTGGACCAGGTGGAGCCGCAATAGGATCTGGTATTGGATCACTGGCTAGTGGTAGAAGTGTGCAAGATGCATTATTAAACGCTGGATTAGCTTATGGTGTTGGATCCTTTGCAAAAGGTGCAGGATTCACGAAAGCTCCAGATAGTGCAACAGGTATAAGTAAGTTCTTGCCTGGTAGACAAGTAGCAGGTGCTGATTTCGGAACAACTATTGCTCCTAATCTTGGTATTGGGGCTGAAAATGCTATTCCTATGACAGACATGTTAAAGACATCAGGCAACTCTATTTTCAAATTTATTGGTGAGAATCCATTATTAACAGCTGGTGGTGTTGGTACTTTACTGGCTGGTGCCATGGGTGAAGGAGAACAAAAAGGATCAGGAATTAAAATGCAACCTTATCCTGTGGGCAAAACTAGGTTAGGTACTGGACGAATTGGTAATAAACTGTATAATTTAGATGATGAAGAAGAGCGTAAGCAATACTTTGAAGACAATAGAAAGAGACAAGGTGCCGAGGATATTGAAGCACTTGCTGTTGGTGGAGAAGTAGAGGGTCCCGGTACAGGAACCAGTGATTCAGTTCCTGCAAGATTATCAGACGGAGAGTTTGTATTAACTGCAAAAGCAGTTCGTGGTGCTGGTGGAGGCGATAGGAATGTTGGTGCTGCAAGAATGTATGATATGATGTCACAATTAGAAGGAGCCGCATAATGGCAACTCCACAAGAAGTCAAACAAGAACAAATTGTTAGGTTAGCTCCTTTTCAAGAAGATTATTTAGCTGATATATTTGCAAGTGCAAAAGCACTTACAGGTGAAGGCTCACAAATGCCTTTTTCTAAACAACAGTTAGCTAGTTTAACTGATGCTCAAAAGCAAGCAGCAGCAACAGCAATTGGAGGAATAGGTGGTTTTTCTCCATATTTACAACAAGGTAGTAAAGCTATTGGTCAAGGTATTGGTGCTGTAGGCACAGGACTTGGAACTCTTGGTTCTGCTTTGGGTCAATTACCAGAAGCACAACAAGGATACAGAGATCAGCAACAAGCTATGTTAGATGCTCAACAATTAGGTCAACAAGGTATTGGACAAGCACAAGCCATGACAGCTGGTGCTGATTATGATTTTGATCCTACATCTTATCAACAGTTTATGGATCCTTATATGGAGTCTGTAATTCAACAGCAGTATGAAGATATTGCTGAACAGGGAGATATAGCAAAAAACAAAGCAACAGCACAAGCTGTTGGAGCAGGAGCTTTTGGTGGCTCAAGAGGAGCTTTAGAACAAGCTGCAATAAATCAAAATGTATTAGATCAACAAGCTAGAACAGGATCACAATTAAGATCAGCGGGATTTCAACAGGCATCTAATTTAGCACAACAAGCTGCATCAAGACAAGCACAACAACAGCTTGCACAAGCAGGACAGTTCGGTCAGCAAGCAGGTCAAGCAGGTGCACTTGGTTTTCAAGGTGCACAAGGTTTTGGTCAAACTGCTGCAGGTCTTGGTAATCTTGCACAGTTAACAGGACAACTTGGACAAACAACAGGAGCCTTGGGTCAAACTGTTGGACAGTTAGGAACAGCTACAGCAGGACTAGGACAACTTGGACAACAGATGGGTGTACAAGATGTTAATACATTATTAGGTATTGGTGGTATGCAACAACAACAATCACAAAGACAGTTTGATATCGATAGAGCTAATGCACTTGCTGAACAGGCATTGCCATATCAACAAGTTGGTTTTATGTCTGATATCTTTAGAGGTGTACCTGCATTACAGCAAACATATTCAACGACCACTAGACCCGGACCAAGCACGGGTTCTCAATTATTAGGTTTAGGTATTGCAGGTTTAGGTGCAGCAGGTTCAGCTGGAAGTTTCGGTAACTTATTTGGTGGACAAAGGAAAACAGCATAATGAATAATCCTTTTAACAGAAGAATGTTTCGTCAAGTTGGTATGTCTAAACAGCCTATGGGTATTCTTGCATCATCTCCAGAGTTAATGACTACCGCAGAAAAAGCCATGATGCGTGGACAACCTGTAAGAGCTCAAGACGGAACAGTTGTTCGAGTTGATAGGAACAGATTACAAGAGTATCAAAATCCAAACACAGAAAAAGGATTGCAACAAAATCTTCTAAATGCTTTGTCAGGAAAAAGTAGTTTTAAATATTCTAATGCTTTTCCTAGCAAACCAAGTGATAGTCCTCTTGGAGTAGGTATAAAATCTGTTGGCAATTTACTGAATAGATCTCTTCCATACATTACAGACAACCTACTTGCTGCTGGAAAATATCTTGGAAAATCTAGAGACTATGAATTAAGTGAAGAACAATTAGCTAAAAAAATAGCCAGTGAAAACGCAGGTACTCCAGTAAAAATTACTGATGGAAAACTTGGAATAACTAAGGATATACCTCAAGACTATAAAGGATCCACAATGGATGACAGACTAGAAACTGTTGGTATTGATTCTGGTATCTTTAAATCTGGTATGGAAAAAATTAAAGAACAACGATTAGCTGATTATAAAACAGGTGTTGGAGAAAAATTAGCAAAGGTGAAATCTGGAGAAGTCACTAACACGGATGTGAAACCAAGTAAAAAAACTAAAAAGAGTGAAAAAGTTGGAGGAGACACTTTTATTGGTACAGGTAAATTAACTGACGAAAGAGATAATGAGCTTTCCTTAGTTACTAAAGACATCTCTGCTGAACATAGGGTGTTAGAAGAACAAGAAGGAAGAGCGTTACCATTGAAACTAAGCACCATTGGTAAGGGAATGCAGAAGAAAGCTCTTGAAATTCTAAATGATAAGGATATATCAGATGATGAAAAAGCGGGTACTGTATTTGAAATATTAAAAGGCAAGAAAGCTAATCCAAAAACAATTAAAAAAGATATTAAATCTATGTTAGAAGATATGTCTGGTACTAAACCAGGTATAACAACAACAGCTGGCTACAACTTAATGATGACAGGATTGTTGATTGCAGCAGGAGATAGTCCTAATGCATTAACTAATATTGCTCGTGGGGCTGCTCAAGGATTACAAGGATATGGTAAAGCTCTTGAAAAAGAAAGAGCGAAAGAATCAGAAATGGATCTGTTAGCTGGTAAGTTAGCTGTCGGTGAGTTCTTAGAGCAAGAAAAAGAGTCAAGAAAGAAATCTGATTTTGTATTTAGTGAAGACTTTACAGATCAAGATGGTAAAGTTTATAAAGCAGGTGATGCAGTAAAAGCTACAGATGAACAGCTAATTGCTCTTCAACAAGCTGGAATTCGTTTAAAAGATAAAGATTCCTACAACAACTATCAAAAGCTACAAACAGCTTTAGCCAAGAAAAAATTGACAGGCGGTATAAAAGTAGATAGTAAAGTTTTTAATACTGATCTTGGGTTTTTTGCAGAAACTCCAACCATGTTAAAAAACATAAACGAAACAGTTAGTAAAATAGATAAACAAATTTTAGTTGTTTCTGGTCCTAATAATAAAATAACAGGGTTAAGTGGTGCTTTTACGAAATTAACAGGTGATGCTCTTGCAGCTTTTGATCAAAAAGTTTCTCCTGAACAAATGCAAAAAGGTGAATTTGACACAGTTGTTGATGGGGCTCTAATCTCTTTTGCTGTATCTTTATTAGGGGAAGGTGGTAAAACTATATCTAACGAAGAACGAAAAATGTTGTACATGAATTTAAAAGGAGCATATGACGTTAAAAATTCAGTTTTTGCAAAACCAGAAATAGTTGCAATGAAGCTACAAACATTAAGAAATAAAATTGCAAGAATGGGTGAAACTAGAGAAAGAGAATTTGGAGCTAAAATGCTCAAGTATAAAGGTTCTTTGTTAGAAGGAACTAACCAACCTACAATGGATGTTATTGCTGCTAGTATTGGTATAGATAAAGTAAAACCAAAAGCAGAAAAGCCTAGCACTCAACAAAAAATAATAAAGTTAAAGCCTATTGATTTAAACAAAAATAAAAATATTATTACTGATCCAGTAGATGAGGATGAATAATGTCTATAAGAGTTGAATTACCTAATGGATCAATGGTTGAAATTGATACCGATGATGAAGAAATAGCTAGAGCTACTGCTAACGACTATTTAAAAAATAATCCAGAATTTAATGATCCAGACTACGATGCTGTAGAAGGTGGTAAAAATGTGGCTAAAGGTCAAGGTCAATCATCTATAGACATAGGAACAGCTACTTTTGAAGAACTACAAGCCTTTTCAAGAAAAGGTAAAACAGTTGTTAATCCCGCAGATGCTAAAATAGATTATAAAACTGGAATAAAAGATTCGGGTATTAGATACAATTTAGCAAAGAAAGAAACAGTAGAAGAAAAATTAGCTTATCTTAACGATGTTTATGGCGAGGGTAATGTAAGACAAGATTCTAAAGGTGAGTTAATAGTTACTCAAGATGGAAAAGAAGTTGCTGTTGATGAAGAAGGTTTTAGTAAATATGATTTTGTTGATTTTGCTGGACAGGGAGGACTCGCTTTACCTGTCGCAATCGGTGCATCAATTCTAACAGGTGGCTCTAGTATATTATTCTCAGCACCCATCGTTGCTGGATCAGCTTATGGAGCAAAAATTTTAGATGAATATTGGGAGACTCAACAAGGCTATCAACGACAAACCGATGATCAGATAAAAAGAGATGCTCTTTATGAATCTTTATTCGCAGGTGGTGGTGAGATTATAGGTCGTGGGCTAAGTAGAGCTTTTGGCTTATTAATAAAAAGTAGAGGCCCACAAAAAGTTGGAGATGAAACTGTTGATCAAGCAAGGGCAAGAATAAATCAAATAGTTAAGGACGGTGGTCGTCCAACCATAGATCAAGCTACAGGTGCCCCGATCCTTGGAAGACTTCAAGCAATATATGAAGGAGTTTTTCCAAACAGAGGTGCTGCAAAAGCTAATGCTAATTATGTTGTAAATCAAATAAATAGGGTAAAAGGTGATTTAAATCTTTCTGACGAAACAGTAGAGGGTTTAAAAAAAGAATTAAATGATCAGATATCAAAACAATTTGATGATGCATCTTTAAAAGTTGGAAGACAACAAGCCGAAGTACAGTCAATAATTCAAGAGCAAACTCAAAGAGTTATAAGAGCTATAAGAGGTGGGGCTGATGATGTTGAAATGAGAGATTCTATTAATCTTTCTTACAAAACTTTTCAAAATCAAGTTGATTTAATGTATGGAAATGCAAATAAAATATTGAAAAATCAAGCTATAATACCAGCTAAACAAATACTAGAAACATTAAAAGCTGTTGATCAAAAATATTTAGGTATAGGTTTTGATCAAACAAAATGGGCTTCAAAAATAAAAGAATTAACAGAAAATCAAAATGGTATGCTTACAGTAGAAGAAGCAAACTCTTTAAGATCAGCTTTGAATACTGCTGGTTTTGATCCACATCTTGTTGGTGGAAACAACAGTGCTGCTTTAGCTCAAGTGAAATCATCTTTGGATAATGCTTTTAAAGAAGCTGAATTAACTGCTGCAAAAAATTTTAAAGATCCAGCTATAGCTGAAGGTTTTGTTAGAATAAGACAAGCAAATAAATTTTATAATGAGAATGTTGAATTTTTTAAGTCTACGTCAGCAGCTAAATTAATACAAAACACAAAAGAAGGACTAGGTTTTAATCCCATTAAAGATATGGAAGTAATAGTTCAAAACAACAGAGGATCTGATTTAGCTGATTTTTTAAAAGCTGTAAAGGGCTATGACAAACCAGTAGGAGCTAAAAAATATGTAACCGACACTCTTCAAAAGAATTTTGATGGCGTTCAAACCCTTCCTGCTGATCATCCTACAAGATTAACTGTAGAAAAAGAAATGCAAGCAGCATTAAAATTAGCGGATGATGTAAATAATGCTGCAAGGACAGGAGGACAAATTAGCGAGGCTATTAGAAAAAATTTAGGTCAAACTTGGTTTGAAGAGACAATAAGAAAATCTATAGATCCTAATGGTAAATTAAATGGTTCTTTACTTCAAACATCAGTTAGAGCTTTAGGAGACACTAAAGATGTTTTGTTTAAAGCTCAAGAAGCAAAATTAATTGATGATTTTGTAAAACAAGTACATAATTCTGGAGACAATGTTGATGAAGCTATTCTACAACAATTAGCAGATGAAGGCTTACCCATCTCTCAATCTGTTCAAAAGCTAAAACAACTTACTGACGAAGCTGATTTAATTAAAAAAGATAAGTTTCTAAATACAATAAAAACAAAAACATTAGAAGATCCAGATTCAGTTGTTGATTATGTATTTAGAAATGGAAGATCACAGGATATAACAAGATTAAAGAGCACTATTAATACTCCAGAGGGCACTGAAGCTATTGAACAAATAGCTATGCAAAAAATATTGTCTAGTGCAGGTGATCCATCAGGAACAAATTTTATCAAAATAGTTAAGTCAGGAAGTGGAGCGAAGGCTTTACAAACTAAACTAGACAAGATTGGTACTGATTCTTTAAATGCTATGTTCGGTAAAGAAAGAACAGATCTTCTATTCAAATTAGCCAAAAACATGTCTACAATATCTGACGAAGCCATCGCAGGTAAAGGCGGTCTTGCTCCTGCAACAATCGCTGTTGGTCTTTCGTTAGCTGGGATTATAGCAAATCCTGTTGCTGGTCTTTCAACAGCAGCTAGTTTTTTTGTTATGTCTAAATTATTAAGAAGTAAATCTTTCTTGAAAGTAGCTACAAGTCCAAGAGCACCAGGAGCCGACACATTAGGTTTAGCTTTTCAAGAAGCTCATGAAGCGGTTGCACAGTTCGGTGCTGAAGGACTTCAAAGAGGACAAGAAGAAACTCAAGAAGTCGTTGAACAAGCTGTTTCTTCTGCTCCTGTTCAAGAAACACGATCCATGGTGCCCGAAGTAAATGTTGATACTCAACTTAGAAACATATATAATCAGGCTCGTGGTAATGTGAACCCTATCTTAGTTCCAAACCAAGCAACTAGAGCAGCAGTAGGAAGTCAATGATTAAGCTATCAGATAATTTTTCTTTAACAGAATTTACTAAATCACAAACAGCAGAAAGAAAAGGGATACAAAACAATCCAAACGAAATACATACCATAGCAATGGTAGAGTTGTGTCATAATGTATTAGAAAGAGTTAGATCTGCATTCGGTAAACCAATTAATATTAACTCGGGCTATCGAAGTGTTGCCTTGTGTGAAGCCATAGGTTCAAAACCAACCTCACAACATTGTGATGGAGAAGCAGCAGACATAGAAATCTATGGTGTAAGTAATTATGACTTGGCAAAATATATAGAAAATAATTTAAATTTTGATCAATTAATATTGGAATGTTGGGATGGTGTAGATCCTAACTCTGGATGGGTTCATGTATCCTACGTTAATGATGTTGCTAATAGAAAAGATGTACTAACATACACAAGAGCAAATGGTTACACGAAAGGTATTACATAATGGAAGAAGGTCCCTTTAAAAGAGCAATAGAAAAAGAAGATGATGACACAGTAATCATGCAACAATTTATTGTTTTAAAAATAAAAAAAGGACAACTTGTTAAAGAAACACACATGAGAAGTCATACTTTTTTTGGTGACTATCACGATAGCTACATGTCAGAACCCTTAGTAAATATTGGTGACATACCGAAAGAAACAATGCATTAATGTCTACTCTTATCTGTAATTTACCTTCCGTAGATGTATGGGTTAGAAAAGAATATCTAAGAGATCTTGAAGATGGACATGGGGAATTTGTAAAAGGTGTATGGGTTACTGCAAAATCTATTCCTGGTAGAAGTTTTTACTTTGAAACTTACCTTCCTGATTATGGTGCTTTGTATGACAAACTACCTATTTCTGCATTCGTTTCTAGATCAGATACCCCGACTCCAGATATGGATCTTTTCAATCTTCAGTTTTGGAATTGTATGGATTATGGCGTGGTATCTGTTCATAAGCAATTTATAGGCTCGATGGATTTTGAAATTCTTACTAGGGATCATGGTGCAATGATGGGTCGATACATTTGTACGATAGATAACTATCATCAAGATCCAGACGTAGTTGATTATGCTACCAGTGAATCACCAGCGGAACACAAATCATTTAATTTAATTGAATTAAAAAACGGACAATTTTGTTTATACCCTAACAATAGAATGAGGGTTTATGACAATTCTTTAACACCCGAGAAGCCATTGCAACCAGACTTCAAAGTGAGTACAATAGAGTATCAAGTCGAGAATGGTCAAAGATTCAGACTTGGCGATACAGATGAATACTTTTGGAAAACCAAAGATGAATGATAGAGTTTGCTTTAGTCTATATGATAGGCACAATAATAATTAACCAGGATCAAACATTTCCAAATGTTAATGATTGCCTGTATTTTGCTAGACGACTAAACGAACAACCAGAGATTCCATACCCCAATGACAAGACCAGAAAGATCACAGCCTATTGTAAGCCCGTGCCGAAACGTCTGCAAAATAGAAAATAATATTTGTATCGGATGCTTTAGGACTCTTGATGAAATATCTGTGTGGTCAAAGCTATCTAGCCTAAAACGTAGCGAAATTATGGAATCTGCTAAAAAACGAGGCTCTCAGATGCCTCAGAATCGTTGAAACGTAAGGCTTTGGTGTAATACCTACCTAAAATAGTCATCTCTTTTGTACAATTATAATACCCACCGTAGAATTAATTCATGCCTTTTTAGCAATAATATCTTTCATTTTTGCTCTGTTCTCTATTGTTCAGAATAAATGTATAAATAAAAAATGCAGAGTTAAGCACAAACATAAAAAAGGAAATACGAATGTTATCAAATTGGTTTTATAAATTTAAGATAGGAAGAACAATTACAGCTTTACATAGTTTGGATGATGCCACACTAAAAGATATAGGTATACACAGATCAAATATTAGATCTCATGCATATGAAATGTTTGAAAAAGAAAAACCTGTAGATGATCCTATGTCAGAACTACATGATTTGTACGCAAAATCTACTTACTAATCTACTTCGCCCCAATTGTTACATAAAGCAGTGTCAACTTCAAAAGGCACTTTTAAGTCAGGTACACAAGTGGTCATGATTTCTACAATCTTGTCTGCTTGTTCTTGACTCTCTATATTAAAACATAATTCATCATGCACAGTTAGTGTTGGACATAAGCCTTCTTTGTAACACTCAACCATGGCTTTCTTAGTTTGGTCAGCACTTGAACCCTGGATTAATCTATTAAGTGCTTTGTATGTAAAGGCTCTTCTAAGTCTACCTTTACTTCCATATTCTTTGATGGCTTCTTCCATAGGCAAAGCTCTGTTAAATCCAAAGGATACAGGCTCATACATATCAAACCTACATTTACGCCCTAACCAAGTTCTTATGACACCTGTGCTTGCAGCACGATCCATGGCTTTTTCAGATAAAGATCTTAGAAAAGGAACTTTTTTATTATATGTCTCTAAAAGTGATGAAGCTTCGTCTATATCTATGTCCATAACATTAGCTAATTTACCTTTACCCATACCATACATAATACCAAGATTTACTGTCTTAGCTTGTTTTCTAGGAATATTAGCCATATCTGCAACCATTTGATGAAAGTCAGCATTTCCATCATGATACATTTTAACAACGTCATCAATCTGTGGATGTTTATCTACACCTGTCAAGGTGGCACAATAATGAACTAACCATCTTGGTTCTTGTGATGCATAATCAAAGGAACCCCATTTGTGGCCCTCCTCCGGGATAAACAAACCACGAATTAATTTTTTGATCTCAGGATCTCGTGCAGGAATCTGTTGCAAATTGGGGTTACTTGAGCTAAAACGACCTGTAACCGTACCACCACCATCGGAACGAAGGGGATGAAAATCGCAATGTATTCTACCATTATGAGAATGTTCAAGTATAGTATCAACAAATGTCGTATTGGCTTTGTTTATCTCTCTAATTTTTATAATTTTTTTAGCAATTGGATGAGAGTTATTAGCAAGAAATTGTTTTGTAAACATGGGAGCCCCGGACTTCTCTGTGCGAGAATAAGAAAGTCCCACAGCATCAAAGACCTTTGCTACAGATGTGGCGACCCAAGGTTCAACCGTGACTCCAGTTTCTTTGACTATCTCTTGTATAAGTGATTCTTCTATTTTAGTTAAATCTTTTTTAGTCTGGTGTGCTTTTTCTACATCGACACGAACACCTTTTGTTTTCATCTCAAACAGTACAGGTAGTAAACTAGTTTCTAATTGAAAAATGCTTGAGCATTCCTGTTGATTTATTTTTTTACTTAAATCTTCCCAAAGTTTTAAGGTAATCAAGGCATCTTGTTCGGCATACTTACCAACATATCTAGGAGGTAATTGCCACATACCAGATTTAGGATCAACTCCAAACTCATCCGCTGCGGATTTTAATAGTTTTTCATCTTTAAATTTTCCCAAATAGTCACGAGCAAGAGAATTTAAGTTATACCACTTCCTATTTTCATCTAGTAAAGGAGCAGCAATCATCGTGTCTACAATTTTACCTTTGACTTCTATACCCTCTGCTCTTAACCACCCTAAGTCATATAAAGCATTATGAAAAACTTTAGTTATACTTTCGTCATTACATAATTTTTGTAGCCATTTGTAAACTATGTTCTTTGACATATTCCCAGACTTATGTGCGACAGGAAAATACCAAGAACTATCTCCTGCTGCAATAGCAACTCCTATCACATATCCATCTTTTCTTGTCCAACCAGGTCCAAGAGTTAAAAGATTTGAGTCCTTTGTTTCTAAGTCAATAGCAACTGTTTCGTATTGAGATAAATCTGGAAAAGTTTGAGGTGGCTCCCAATCAGAATCTACATTCCCCCAGGAAACATCTTTAATATCTTGATCTAGTAAATGATATTGATCATGTTTTGTCATTTATTATTTCTCCACCGAGGGCTGCGTATCCAATAACATCCGTCCAAGAATCGTCCTTAGATATGTCTTCGGCAAGTCTAGCTACCTTGACACCTATCATACAAGCAACAACTTCTTCTGGTGTAATACGATCATTAAGTTTTTTGTCTAGCAAGATAGTCCATATATCAGCTATACGTTGATGATTCTTTTTTGCAGGTCCGTACTCTTTGGCTCTTTGACCATTAATTAGTCTCTCTGCTTCCTTTAAAAAATATTCTCTGTTTTTGTTTGTCAAAAGGATTCTCCGTTGTTGTATCTAATAATGTGCATTCATTGTGAACATAACTGTCCCAAAATATTGTGCCTTCTTCATTTTTTTGTAAGAACCATATCTTTGTCATATGTTAAATCCATATTTACTTGTTGATTCTATTAAGTGTAATGATTTTTTAGCACGAGTTGCACCTACATAAAAAGTTCTTATCTCAGAATCTTGATCAAGACTTTCCATGCAAGCTCTAGTTGAGTCAAGTAGCAAGACTACATTATCCGCCTCGCCACCTTTTGCTTTGTGTATTGTCGATATCCGAATCCTCGGAGTCCCTGTCAGTATTTTCTCTCCCCTTCTCCTCACTGATGTTATATATGCAACTTCTTGATCCGAGACTTTTAAGACTTTCTGCCAAGGTGTCTCGTGTGTAGCGTTCAAATTGCACTTGTTTATAATGTCGTCTAGAGTATAAGTTTGTTCGGCATCTAAGGACAATAATGCTTTTCTTCCTGATCTTGTTATAATACTTGGATCTAAAATCTTCGCAAAACTTTGTAGTTCTGATGTAGACAAGCTTTTGTTTTTGCATAGTTTAAGCCATACCTCTATTCCATTAATAACATTTGGGGAAACAGACCAACCAGTGCCTTCTCTCCAATAGAGATAGCCATCTTCTTTAAGACGATTACATATTTTGTTCGTAATATAATTAGTTCTCGCAAGTACCAACCATTCGCCACTAGTTAAGTCTACATCAAGTATATCTCGATGCCATGTTATAGTGCCATCTTTTTTAGTGGGTTGCCAATTCTTTGTTTGTCTGGTAGAGACTTTTCTAATAAGACTTTGTGAAAAATCATGCACGGCACTTGGTACACGAAACGATTTTGTTAAGAACAATTTGTCTCTACATGAATTTAAAAAGTCTCTTACATTTACGCCCATCCAAGTATAGATAGCTTGATCATCGTCCCCTGCATAATATATTCTTTTAGAATTAGGAACTAAAACTTCCTTTACCATCTTCCATTGCAATGGTGCTAAATCCTGTGCTTCATCTATTATAAGTAGATCAAAACTAGGAGATGTTCCTTGTTCTATAAACTTTTGTATCATATCAACAAAGTCTAATTTGTTCTTAGCTTCTTTAAAATCACTATATGCTTTATCTAATACTTTTAATTGTTGCCAATGTAATGTGTGATCCCAAGTATCATTGAATTGTTGTTCCAAAGATACTTCTCTAACACGAGCCATTTGAATTATGGACATATATTTATCTCCACCTGCACCTATCTGAAACAAAGGTCCCTCTTCTATATTAAGAGTAGGAGATGATCTAAACTCTAGTCCAACAAGTTTACCAAGTTCATTATAGTCCGATCCCTTAAACACTCTTTTACTTTCTAAACCTAACCAAGTAAAAGCAAGAGAATGTAATGTTCTAAAATAAATCATTTGCTTTGTATCTAGCCCGAGTTCAATAGCAGATCTATCTCTAGCTTCAGTTGCTGCTTTACGGCTAAAAGACATGAATGCAATCTTAGTTGGATCCATACCATCTTGGATAGACTTCTTTATTATATCAATTAATGTTGTAGTTTTACCTGTACCAGGGGGACCGAAGATTACAGTTTCCATTAATTATAACTCTCCCAATCCACAGATTCAGTTCTTTTATCTATATAATCTTTAACCATTTTTATATTTCTAACCATCTCTTGATAGTAAGTTAGTTCCACTCTTTCTTTTTGAGTAAGAGATGCAGGTAGCTTTCTCATTGATCTTTCAACTGTTTTAAAAACATCTAAATACTGATTTAAAACTTCAATACAAATGTCGTGCTTTTTATCACTTCGCATTCTCTCCACAAACTCCTTTTGCATATATTTTGACTGCCTTTGGATGAATTTTCCAAGCCTCTTCCACTATATAATCTTCGATTAATTTTTTATCTTTCATACATTCTTCATATGTTTTAAACTCAACACCAGGGTTCCAAAAATTACAAATTGATTTTCCACCCTTATATCTTGATTCCTCAACTAAAATAATACAAAAAGCTACTAATACTTCCATTAGAAAGGCACCTCCCCTGTCTCAACTTCTATGCTACTTACTTCAACTTCGGAAACAAACTCGGGTATCCACCAAACTCTGACAGACTTCCATTTTCCTGCTGATGTTTTAAATTTTTTAACAATAGAACTTTCTTCATTATTTATTTCTTTTAATCGTTCTTGAACTTGTGCTCTTGTATAGCTATCAAACTTTTTCTGTCTCATATATTCCATTAAAGAATCTAGCCTAAAAAAAGTTTTTCCTTCTTCTACTTCGGTATAGGGCTTACCCAACATGACTTCTTCAAATGTTTGTGCTTGAACACGACCTGTGCAATATGCCTCTAGTATTGATATGAACTGACCTTTATATGTTAACTCTTCGGGGACTTGTATTTCATTACATTTCTCCATGAGATCATTAACTGTTATCTCCCAATCAGAATCTTTTAGTTTCGGGGGCATAACCTTTAACTGTTCCATACATGCTCTTTGAAACAAACGAGGTGCTTGTAATTCTTCTGTTGTTATCTCTAATCTTTGTCCACCAATATCTACAAACCATAATCTTGGCTCTGATAAAATAACAGATAAACCGCTTATACTTGGCATTGATGTAGCACCAATACCTAATTTCATAGTTCTACAAACACCTTGATTACAATGTGATGCCATAGGTTCTTCTTTACAAAGATACTGATATTCTTTTTTCTCTAATGTGTTTTGTATAGCTACAACTTCAGATGCTGATAGGGGTGGATGAAAGTCTCTTACATTATGTTCTTCAAACTTTGCTTTCCAATTCCCTGGTTCAAGCCTTTGTAGAAAAACTCCTAGTTGAAATGCTGTTCTGTTTCTTTCTCCTTCAAATACACCAATAGCTAATTTAGTTCTAAGGCAAGGTATATAATTAGGTAATAAATCAACAGGACCACCTATCGGTAATGTTAGAAAGTCCTTCGGTAACGTCTGGACTTTTTGTATCTCTTCAATGAATTGTTGTAGCGATGCTTCAATATACTCCTCATCTCTTTTGAGTATTGCATATCGGAGTGTTTGCTCTGAATCAAAATACGGAAGATTAATAAAGTTACCAACATCCCCCCTTTCGACAAGAATCTGTTCTTGCTTTGGGAATATCTCGCACCGACCATGCCCAAGTGCTGAAGAAATCTCCGCAGCTTTGTCTCTAAAATCTCCTGCACTCATCCACTCCTTAAAGAAAAAGAATATATGTGCACCTCCAGATTTACTACGGCACACGATACACGGAACTTTAAGTTCCTCTAATTTATCTACTAATTTATTATGATCTAATGGATACTGATCTATATCTAAAGCACCAAACTTACATTTGTTTTCTTCATTAATAGGTATAGCACCAACACCTTTTGTGCCTTTTATATGACCTTCTATTAATTGTAATGTAAGAGGATTTCTTACTATAAATGATTTTGCCTTTTGTTTTCCTGCGGTACGTTCTTGTGATACTTCGGTCTGACCATGAGCCGTACTAAAACCAATAAAGGCTTGTAATAATTCTTCTGCTAAATTCACTCTTCACTCCATAAAGAAAAGAGCCGTGACTTGGAGGACATAGCCACGGCTCTGATTAATTAAAACGGTATTTCGTCATCTTTCTGTGCAGATTGCATCTCATCCGCAGGGGCAGAAGCCGTTTTAATTTCTCCTTTCCTAAAACTTAGGTACATAGTTCTAGCCTCTAACATCATAGCTTCTAGTTCTTTAGATACCTCGGTCATTCTTTCGATCTTATAGTTATACCAACTACCTTGATCGTTACTCTCTGCAATGGTTTGAATATTCCATGCAGTTCCGTATAGTGGCATAGGCTTACCCGAAGGTAATCTTATACCATTCTTTAGAGTATTCCATCTACGAGACACTTTAAGTTGTGTCTTCTTCATATCAAGAATAGCAGGGGCTCCCATCTTAGTCTCGGGATCCATAGCCATCACAACATGTTGATGAGTTCTAACCAACTCATTCCCAGACGGCAAAATCTCTGCAGCCCCTTCACGAGTTGTAAGACCAATGTCTTTATCATCGTGAGATAGTTCTCTTATAAAACCACCACCACTTGATCTTAGTGCAAACTCCAAGAACTTCTTCTCAAAGAAACAAGGTACAACGATCACTCCTTGATCTGCCTTGTATACTTGTTGAGAAACAGTATTGAAGATATCCCCCTGCTCGGCACCCTTTATATATAAAGAGTCCTGCTTATTTAATTGAGGAGACAATGCCTGCAAAATCCTTATAAAAGGTATTTGCATATCTTCCGTACCAAAGTTCTCAAGTCCTGCCCCTGCCTCTTCCTCTAGTAAAGATGAAAGATTCGGGATAACTACATCTGTAGTTACTTTTTCTGCTAGTGCATTGCTCATTATTTAGCTCCTTTTATTTTTGCACGATTACCAACATAAATTCCGAACATATCAAAATCAATTTCTTGATTCTTCTCTATTCGGTTCTTCGCCCAAGTCCTTAACGTCATTGGATGTATATGAGTCTTTTGAGCAGGGGATAATCCTTGATTGCGTAAATCATCAACCACGGCTCCCGCTACATTGTCCTGACCCATTCCAAAGCCGACAACAACTTCGTTCTTAATTATATCGCCTTCGCCAATAGAACGAATGAAACCAAAAGCTTCACTCTTCCTATCCTCAGGAATACGAGCCGATACATATTTTTCTATAGAAACTTTGTTGCCGTCAACAGTAAGACTTTCAACACCAATCTCTTCCATTAATGATGGAATATCTTCTTCATCAATGGTTCGTTTTTTGTATTGTAAGTCTTTAAGATATTGTTCGGCATCTTTGACTTGCTTATCAAGATCAACAGATTGCCGAATCAAGTTAGATAGCTTAGAAGAACCTTCCTTGCTAACTTTATTAAATGCATCCGGGTTGGCTACATCTTCTTCAAAAAGTGAAAACACATCACTCATCTTTCTCTCCTTCTAGTTTAAAGTTTATACCCTTCGGTATTGGTTTAAAGGTTTTACCCTCTGGCTTCTTGTTTGTCAACAGGATTTGTCTGACTCTTTTTCCACAAATATTCTTGTTTTGTGAGAAAAGAAATTTGACCACCTATTGATCTTTCATTGTCTTCCGACAATTCTTTTAGCATGTCCCATGTCTTAATCGGAACTGCTACTGATTTCCATCTATCTGGATCCATGTTAATCGCCTCCATTTCTAAGTTCGGCTGATATAGTTGATTCATGTAAATCAGACTCCATTAAAATTGTTCTATGAAGTGTGAGATCATTTTTTGCCTCATATTCGTTTTCTGCTTCAACAAAATACTCTTGAAGAGTTGTTTTAACTACATAAACTCTATAATCTTTTTTCATTGTTTACTCCCTTTTCTTAGTTATGCCTAGTATTTTCTATATTGTCAAATAAATTCTCATCTTTTTTGATAAGATTTTCTGTTAAAGAATTTGTTGATTTAAAACTTTTATTCAAAGCTTCAGACCAGGTTTTGTTTGTTATACCTTCAGTTTGAAAATCTCTTCGGTGTATCTTCTTAGTTACCATCGGTATGTCTTCTACTGCCTTAAAGATAATTGATTCATCTAAAAGTGACACAAAAGCAAGTATGTCGCAGTCTTCTTTTTTGTACCATCTCTTCGGATTTGCACCCCTAGAACAACTAAAGCTAAATAAATTTTTCTTTGGTTCTGCCATATCTTCAGAAGATTTTACCTCTATCCTTTGTGAAAGTGGTAGTCCATTACCTCCAATTGCTATAACATCTGTGCCATCGTGTTTGATACTATATGCGTATATCCCCATTTTTGCTAAGACATGCACAGTAAGAGATTCACCTGTGTGTCCTATCATTTTCATTCCATCTGCCATTAGTCTTTCCTTTAGTAAAGTTAAATTTTTAGCCACTCGGCTACTTCTTCTCCTAATGTTTTCCCTGCTAATTTTTCTTTCTGCAGCAGAGTTTTTACGATGTGAACATCAACTGTTTTTGGTGCTATTAAATCAACATATAAAACAGATTTATGTTGACCCATTCTATGAGCCCTATCTTCCGATTGTATTCTTGTCTCTAAATTAAAGTCGTTAGAATAATAAATCATATTAGTTGCTGCGTGTAAGGTAATACCCATGCCACCGACTTGAGGATTACCTACGAAGAATCTAGTTGTTGTATCGTTTTGAAATCTGAAGATTGCATCCTCTCTGTCTTTTTGTGAGGTGTCTCCATAATAAGTGACTGTGCTTCCCGATCCATAGGTTTTGATTAATTCTTTCTTAATCTTTTTTATGTCATGACGAAACCTAGACCATATAATAATCTTACCTTCCATTTCTTCAATGACTTCCATCATCGTATTTATTCTATTGTTAGCTATCTCAACTATCTCTCCATCATCGTTAACTAAATAGCCACATAATAATTGTTGAAGTCTAAGTAATCTTGTCATTACTTCGGGAGCACTAACTAAGCCACCATCCTCTAAGAAAGCAACGGCACTTTCTTTCATTGTCTTATAGTGTTGTTGTTGAGTTGATGTTAGTTCTACATCTCTAGTAGTATATATCTTCGGTGGTAAATCTAATGCTTCTTTCTTTGTTACTCTGAAAGAAAAGTTTTTTAATTTATCGGATAGTTCATCTAAGTTTTTAAAACCAACCACTTGTTGAAAAGTATGAGCACCCATTCTTTGTTGCTTAATGATTGCATATCTACCTTGGAAAGCCCAATAGTTATCAAAGCCTAACAATGAATAACTTAGAAAAGAACATTGAGAAAATAAATCTAATGGAGACTTAGTTACAGGAGAGCCTGTAAGTATTCTCTTATACAAAGCACTTTGTCCAAACATCATTAATGCTTTTGTTCTTTTTGCTTTCGGATTCTTTATAGTTGTCGATTCATCTATAGCTAATAAGAAGTTACTTCTATGCACAAAAGATTCTAAATACTTTACTGCTTTTGTTGTGGCAAAAGATTCTATGTTTACTAATAATATTCTAAACTTATCTCTGTTCTTTACACCTTCCATTAATTCAGTCTTTTGTTTCTTATTTGCCATAGCCCTCCATATATATATGTTGGGATCAACATCATCATGTAAGTGAGTTGGTATTTCTGAATTTTTCCAATTCATATAAACACCTTTCGGTGCAACAATAATAGCCGTGTCTATTTTTTTGTTTTCGTTTAACCAGGATATATTATCTAATAAGACTTTTGACTTGCCACAACCCATTTCCATGAAGTATGCATAATTTTTTTTGTCAAAGCTTCTCTTCAAAGCCTCCTCTTGATGAGCATACGGCTTTGTCTTGTATTTAAAATTCATCTTGTCCCCTTTACTTATATATGTCCTCTGTCCATGCTAGAGTTGATGCAGCCGAAGACCTTTCTACATATTTTTCTTTATATCTAGGTTCGGGCTTCACGGCATCGGGATGATCTGTACCTCTCCAATCTGATTCGGGTAGTTCACTTTCTTCTTCTGTTGTCAAGAAAGGTCCCCAATACCCATTACATCCGTCTAAAGAATTACGTTTCTCTCTCTTCCACTCCTCAAGCCGTGCTATCTGGAGTATCGTTTTCATCGGTGTCCCAATCTGGCTCGAAATGGATTGTGTATCGTGCCCCAGACTCCACATCTTTTTCGCTACTGCTACTGCTAGGTGCGGATGGTTTGGGAAAGTTGATGACGTTATCTCCACCGATAGTATGTATTTTTTGTTTGCCATTCTTAGTGCTCTTCATATTCTTCCTCCTCTTCTAAGCCCTGCATGATAGCGAATCTTGCATTTTCTAATGCCCACAAGACATCGGCACTACTCTTCATTGTTGTTATCATCTGTATCTGTCCGTCTTTAGTTGATCCCATCACAACAATCTCTTCAAAAGAATGTGCAGCAAGATCGCAAACAGCTTCAACAGGTTTCTCTGTCCTCTTTATTTTATAAGGAAACTTTATTATGTTGTCACTCATTTTAATTGTGCCCCTTGGCAACAGTCATCCACAATACTGTGGCACAAGACACATTGTTCGTGTCCATGTACATTCATTGTCTGCAATGTTCCCTGACATCGGGGACATCGGGGGAGACAATGAGACTTAACTTCGGGGGTCACTTCGGGTTCTTTTTGCCATTCGTAATCTACTTCTTTAGTCATTTTGTTCTTCTCCAAATTTATCCTCCTATTAATTCTTCAAGTTCGTAATCACTTAATGTTTCCAAATAACTTGGATCATCAAATGGATCAAGAGGTTTTACTTTAGGTTTGCTTATCTTTACTTTTTCTTTTACAACAACTGTTTTTACAACTGTTGTCTCTGTTAAAAGTTGTTCTATCGTATTAAATCTATATCCACAAGCACTACACTTACGTCTTCGTTTAATGGCAGATGTTTCTTGAGGTCTACTATCCACAACAGATGTAGAACTATTACATTTTTCACAATTCATTTTTTCCTTATGTCCTCTCCATTGTTTTATCACATTTATATTGAATTTTATAAGGTGGTGGCACAATACTTCTTACTGCGTCTACCATCTCATGAATCCTACCCATACATTGCTCTTCAGTAATGTATCCTTTTGGGGCGATCATGTCATGAATCTCCCAACAATTTTCATCAGTTCCCGATACAGGGTACAAGGTGCAGATTAATATCATTGCTTTAAACATTTTTAAAAACACCCTCCATATGAAACAATAGAACTTCTTTTTTCTATTTTATATCTGTTCTTCAGTTTTTGTTTTTCTGTACTGTATTCTTTCCAACAAGATGTCGAAGTGTTGTACCTGTTTACTATTTTTGTGTCACAGATTGACTTACCTAATTCAACCCAACAGACAACTATTATTGCCTCTACCATTTTTATCCTTTCAAGATTCTTCGCCAATAAGTTCTTAAAGAATCTGCATAATAAGGATGACCATCTTTTTCATAATCTTTACAAACATCGTTGAGGACTGTCTCAATTTTCTGTACGGCTTGTTTCCAAGAAACATCCGATCTAAATATAGGATCATGTTCTAATTGAGTTTCTTGTAAATGATTATCTTCCATCATACTCTCCTTGTTTTCCTTTTATTATACAGATACTCCCATAAAAGTATATAAAGTGATAGATTTCCGTAGATTTTGCCCAATAATAATTACGGCAACGAACATTCTCCTTATAAAAAACCACGAAAAGATATGTGGGTGGGTTTAATATAAGACATCTACAGCATTTAAGCTAAACGATACTCTATCTTCGCACTAGTTTTCCAATCAAGTTGCCAACCACTTAACCAATTCTTATTCCTCTTTCCTGTCTTTAATTACCCTTAACAATTCATTAGCTTTGTCAAATCTATCTTTTACATCTATTGGTGGTTTTGTTTCATCACAATCATGAAAATTTAATACATTTTGTAAATCAAGCACTAAGTCAGACAAAGCAACTTCAATCACATTAATACCTAAATCATCAATACCTAATATATCCACTTTATTTTCTTCAATATAAGACCTATATATTTTATTTCTTGCTTCCATTATAAACTCCTATTAATTGCGTTAGCTATTATCATTGCATTTTGAGGACATATGGCATTGCCTAATCCTTTAATTCTGTCCACCCTTTTGGGTAACCCATCAACCACTCTGTCCACACAGGGTTCAACTTTCCAGATGGTTTCTGGGGATCTTTGATCTTCGCACAAAGATATGATCTCTTCTCCATGTGAATCTGACTCTTGCTCCCAACTGCTCCACAATCTTTGTACTCCGAGGCTCTTGGTGTCGGAAAACTCTCCATGTGATTCACGGCATCCCTCAACTTCACTCCCCAACGAACTCCGTCCTTGTTCTTCCTCGAGAATCTTCCGTTGTTGATCTCCACATTCGATGCCATTCCCCCCTCCACATCCGAGGCTCTCGGAGTCGGATATAGTTTGACTGTGTTGGGGTCTACTTGCTCCCTTAGATTGCTCGGTCTTTTTCTCCCCTTTCTGTGTCCATTCTGCAATTTCTTCGTTGCCTCCTCCGATCTCGGTGGAAGATGATCCATTGTATTGGGGGTCGCCCATGTCTCTTCCAATGATCCAAACCCTGTCCCTTTTGTGCCTAGCTCCGATTGAACTAGACGGAAACACAAACGTCCTCGTTGCGTAACCAATGCTTTCCATTTGAAAGAGAACCTCGTCAAGTCCCATGGAGAAGTGTCCATAAACATTTTCGTAAACTGTAAAAGTGGGTCTGACTTGTTCAACAATTCTTTGGATGTACGGATAGATGTGGCGAGGGTCTTCTTCGCCTCTCCTATGACCTGCGACTGACCAAGGTTGACATGGGTAGCCACTTGTGAGGATGAATGGTCTTTCTTGAATAAATCTTTTTGGGTCACTTGCAATCTCCTTTACATCATTTGCTATTGGTACATTAGGAAAGTTTTTGGCTATGACTTTCCTACACCATTCTTCTGTATCACAGAATAGTTTGGGTTTAGTATTTAAATTACTCCACGAGAATCCTAGTGCAAAGCCACCGATCCCCGAACAAAGGTCTATATGGTTTCTCATTTATCTCTCCAATAATTTTTTTAAAACTTCTTTATGAAAATCCATAGTGTCTTGTTCTCCAATAGAATCCCAATCAAATAACATATATCCATTGGAATCATTGTGAACATCACTTACCATCCCTCCTCGAACTTCAATTAAGATCGTATCGTCAGGAATATCTTTTACAAAATCTTCTACTTTCATTCCATCATAAAAACTCATTACTTCACTCCCTATTTCTATTTTGAATTGTAGACGTAGATATTCTTTTAACTCTACCTATGTCCTTGTCTCTGTCAGCATGAGGATGATCTTCAAATCTTTCATCCCCCCCTAGTTCTTGCCTTGTCTTATTTTTATTTTCTTTTTTAATTTGAAGATGTAGGTCAAGAATAGAATTCCTTATTCTTTGACCTGTCTTATCTCCTCGTTTACTCATTTAACACTCCCACCTTTTTACACCATGAGACTCAACTTCAAAGTTTTTATATTTTTTATTACTTTGTAGTTCATGCTCGGAGGCATCTACTAATGATGGTATATCTAAGTAAATTCTTTTACCATATTCGTTTGGATAATCTTCAAACGACACATAATCCCATACATTTATTATACCATTATGTGTTATGTTTGGTGTTTTCCTCTTGTATTTTCTAGCCATGTTTACCTCCTTATAATTCTGCCTCAAAGCTACATTCTCCATTGTCCTTGATGCATTTAAGAATCTGTTTTCCAAGATCAAGTCTTGCATACCATTCTAAAAAGAACTTAACTCCGTTCTCGGTATGAATGCGACTACCAATAACATTCTTATCTAAAAAATCGGTTAACATCTTATCATTGTATCCGTCATTGCCATCGGTTTTAAAGAAGTTATCTAAATGCTTTTTATATTCTCCTAAAGCATTTTTACAATCTTTGATCCCCTCTTTTACTTGATCTAAATGTCCCTCATGATAATAATAACTTATGTGATGAGACTCGCCCTCACATCCGAAGTAATCAGCATCATTAGAACTTTGAACACCGAACCAAAATTTACCCTCAATATCTCCATTATAATATCTACCCATTTATTTTTCTCCCAAATTAAATTCATGTTTAAGCCTCCAAAAAGAATGATCTAATTCTCTTACGTCTGATACATAAAGATCATCTATCTCTCTGATATTATGTAAAGCATTTTCTAATGCTTTGTATGTTTTATTAAGTGCCTTTAATTGTTGTTCAGTAAGATTTTTAAGAGCCTTTTTTCTTGTGGCTTTTATTTTATCTTGCTCCAATTCCCATTTAGATTTTCTACCCATTTTTTTTCTCCCTGATTAATTTTAATAGTTTACATAAATTCTTTACTTGAATAATTCCATGATCATCTGTGTCATTCAAAATAATGTCCGCTTGATAATTAAGAACTTCTTCTAAAAGAAATAATTCTTCATGATCAAAATTCATTTAGTCCTCCTTTTCAAAATAACCTAATAAAAATTGTTCAACATCATCGTACTTGTCGTTAAAGATATCTTGACCCTCATCAGTATATCTTTCTTCATCCTCCGTTTTCACAAGCATGGTTTTATATTTCTCATCTCCTAATTCTGAAATCATTAACCATTCTGCTATTTGAGATTGAATCTCTAAGAAAGTCGGAGTTGTTATTTTAACTGTCATTTAGTCCTCCTCAATAGGGTTATCATTATCTTTGCAACATTGTTTGTGACTATCCCAACAATCTTGAATTGTGAATCTATCCTTATCATAAGAGTTATCAATGAAATCCATCAACTCTCCAAACTGTCCAATAGTTCCACCATATCCATGAGCATGATCATAGTAATAAAACATTGTTTTCATGTTTTTCCTCCTAATATTTCATTACCTTTACATAAAAAATTAACGCAACATTCTCCAAAAAGTTTATGTGCTTTGATCTCATTCATTTCTCCCTCATCATAGAGTTCAAAAAGTTCGTTAACTCTTCCATAAAGATCATCAATACTCATAACCATTTTAGTTCTTTGTGATTTGGAAATTGTTTTAGGCATTAACCAAACTCCTTATATAATTTAAGAGCATCCTCAAAAGGTATAAAATTTAAACAGGTTGCTTTTGGATGTCTATTTCTTAAAACTGATTTGAACTCATCTTCGTCATAGCCTCTAGGTTTTTTGTAAGCAAAAAGTTCCTTATCTTCTTGGCATAAAAACTTAGCATTTAAATCTTTTTTAAGAGTTTTTTTGTCAAGCCAATCATATAAAGCATCCTGACAAACATGTTCTAAATCCATTTCAATTTCAAAAGATTTTTCTTCTCCATTACTCATATACTTATGAGTTTTCTTGCCATAAGTTTTAATACACCATTCATTGGCTTGTTGGACTAAACATCTTTCTTCAATGTTTGGATATGTGTCTTGCCTGTCCATTCCACCATGTCCCTCATTTGAAACCTCAATGGCTCTTTTGCCATTAATATAAACAGTTGCATTATAACAAGGTGTTTCTTCCGAACCTCTTGCATAGTGACTAATATTTTTTACTTCTAAAGTTTTAATTTGCATTTAATATCTCCTTAGTTAGTTTGTTAATGTCCATGGTATCATGGACATCGTAAAAGTTATTTTCTGCATCATTATGGTTTTTATTCTTCTGCATATGATTTTTATTATTTTCTTTTAATTCATTTAAAAATTCTTCTGCATCCGTATGCAAGAAGACCGAGTTTACAATTTCCTCAAGTCTTCCTATTACATAATCAACATCAACTCGGAGGTTTTTATTTTCCATAATTAGAAACCCCTCTTCAAAGTTTTCATACACATCTTTAACTTATTGGCTAATTCAATATTCCCACCCTTAACAAGCTTAGAAACTTCTTCATTTACTAATCCCTCAATCTCTAAAACTGCCTCGCCAAAAGGTGGTCTTTCGGATGGCTTACCAAATTCATCATAGTAATCATCCATCTTACTTCTAAACTCCTCTACAGGTTTAAAAGCCTTGATTAAATTTTCTCTTAATTCGTCAATTGGATTATTATAATTTTGCATTATTCTTCTCTCTTTCATTTTTTAGTTCAAATTGTAAGAACTCCGTCATGGCTTGATACGAACTATCCCAATCTTTGAAATAACCCTCATCAATACATTGCTTAGTTCTTCTTATTACAATGTCCTCGAAACATGGTTCATGGTGCATTGGTAATTCTTCTTGTTTCATATAAATCTCCACTTATTCCTAACAATTAACATTTTATCCCATACCCTGTCAACAAAAAAGTTTTAGTAATAGGGTTTCTGTCATATTTTTTTAAAATTATTTTTTTTTCAAATATAGGTGTAGAAAGTGTAGAAAGTGTAGAAACACTACTCAAACCCTTATCAGCTATAGGGTTATTGGTTACACTTTGGTTACACTTTCTACACTTGAAAAAGGTTACGAGTGAAGTCAAGACATTTTTTTCCGTTTTTAAATTGAAAAAATATGGTAGAAACACTATAGTATTTTTATTATGCCAAAAGAAAAGTTTCTTACAAATAGACAAAAGAAGTTTTGTGAACTCATTATGGAGGGTATTTACTCCAATTCCGAGTGTGCTAGAAGATCGGGCTATTCTCATGGACAAGCTAATAAAACGGCTAGTCTTCTTTTGAATGGTAAAGATTTTCCACTTGTTACCCAACACCTTAAAGAACTCCGAGAAGTTCGAGAAAAGAAATATGGAGTTACCCTCATGGGTCAACTTAAAAGACTTTCGGACTTGAGTCGGGGTGCAGAGGAAGATGGTCAATTTTCTGCATCTATCAATGCAGAAAAAATAAGATCGGCACTTGGAGGTCTTTCTACTGATAACAGACAAAACACTATTGTTCATCAACTTGACAAACTTAGTCGGGATGAAATTGTAGCTAGACTTTCGGAGATTCGGAAACAATATCCATCTGCTTTTATTGAGGGCGATTATAAAATTGTCGGAAGTAATAAAGGGGAGGATAAAATTACTTCCGACTTGGGCGATAATACAAGTTCCTGATTTAGTTGTATCATGCATTTTTGGTTTAACATACATCATATTATTTAGTCAACCTTTTATGAATACAATCGGTCTAATCGGGTTTCTCCCCTAAATTCTTGAAGTAAATCTTTTGCATGATCTACATAAATATTAAACATAAATTCATTTCGGACTTCGTTTATTATTTCGGTATCGGACTTTTCGGGCATTATTTCCCCTATAAATAATTCAACTTCTTGAAACTTATCAGACAATTTTATCATTTTCGGTACTCCTTTTTAGTTAATATAATAGATATTATCATAATATCCCATACAATAAAACAAAAAATATATTAATTATATAAATCTTTTGTAATATAAATTAAATTCCATATTGTATAATCTTTAGATATCGGATTTATAAAAGCTATAATAAAAAATATACCTAATATAAAAACAATTAAATATTCTAATAGTTCTTTTTTAGTCATTTTCTAACCCCTTTTTAATAATCTCTTTTACTTCTTTTTTTGTTAGTTTAAAATTTTCTTTATATTCATTTTTAAAATCAAATAATTCATTAGGAATTTTTAATTTTCCAAAGGTTTTATTTAATTTATTTAAACTTTTTTCCCCCTGTAATTTATTATATATAGTTAATAATTCTATTATTGAAAAATGATTTAAATCAATTTCATCTATAAACTGTTTTAAACAGTCCATTTTAATAAATGAATATTCTTTTTTAACTTTATTAATTAAATATGTTTTAAGCATTTAAGCCCCCTTATTATGTTAATTTAAAAACTTTTTATTATAAAAATCTAATTGATGATTATAAACAATAAAATCATTATCTTTAAACTCATTAAAAGTGTCCTTATCAATTTCTTTAAATGTTAAGCCCACAATTTTATTAAAAGATAAAGCATTATTTAAGTCGCTCTTATCCCCATTAATAACTTCACGCCCCAAAAATGTTTTTGGGAATTCATCATAAAAAACAACAGAAATAGGAAACTTCGTTTTTAAAGCTAACCTAACTTGATTAGAATATTGATTACGCCCCGAAAATGAAAAAATTAAATGGTAATTACTTGGTAATTGTTCAAATAATCTTTTAGCTATTTTAGTATAATCTATAAATTCTAAATTATTGTTTTTTTCCATTAAACCCGTTTTATAAAATGGATAATCACTAATAGTGTTTAATCTAACAAAACCCTTTTTATTATTCTTTACGCATTTTTTATTATAATTAAATAATTCTTTATCTAATTGATGAACAAAACCAATTTTATCATTTAACAAAAAATTTGTTTTATTTTGTCGGGCAATATTTACCGAATTAAAAATTTTAGCAAATCCCGACCCCTTTAAACATAATTCCATACATCCAGCCGATTTAGACCCCCCACAAATTTTGTAATCAGGCATTAATGATAAACTAGCAAAATCGGTATTTTTTGGGTTTATACCTTTCCAATTGCTATATTTTAAAGATTTTCTAACTTTTGTATTACTTTGTTTTGTATCTAATAGTTTCATAATTTCCCCTTTTCTAATTATCTTTAAATTATATAATAATTTCCCATATAATAAAACAAATTATTTATTTAATTGGCTAAAAACATGGAATAAATAAAAAGATACTATTATAAACATAGTACCAATTGAACAAATAAAATAATCTATAAAGTTCATATCTTTTATTATTGTAGTAGGGGCTATATCTATTATAAAAAGCCCCATAATTAAATAAGCTAGTATTATTAATACTTTAGTAATGAATATTAAAAAGTTCATTTTAAGCCCCTTATATGGTTATTGTTTATATTGGGTTTTACCTTTAACCCCCAATTAAGCCCCAATATAGGGGCTTAAATAGGGGTTAAAACTAAGCTACTTTCTTAATCTTTTTCTTTTCTTCAAATTGTAAAATAAAATCGCTAGATTTTTGGGCTAATGCAAAAGCTTTTACAATAGCTTTTTTATCACTCTTCAAAACTTCTAACCAATTATTAATATATTTAGCATGGTTAGGGGTGGGAAGTTTAACAAGTTCTAACATAGTACATAAAAAGCCCGATGAAATTTCGGCTACTAGTTCTTCAAAAGCATATGCATTGCTACCAAATCTGTTAAATAAATCTCTTTTTAATCTTGAAGAATGCCCCGACCAATGAGTTAACTCATGTAATAAAGTAGAATAATAATTTACTTCTTTTGAATTATTATCAATATCTTTAAAACTTTCTTTATTGGGCATTTGTATAAAATCACTTGTAGGGCTATAAAAAGCCCTATTGCCCCCATGTTTAATAATAGCTTTAGAATTATTAACTACTTTATCAATTCTTTTATTATTAAAAATTAATTTATTGCCATGTTCTTTTAATAAATTAAGGTTTTTTAAATAATCTTTACTATCTTTATAACTAGTTTGATCAGCATTAAAAATTGGAAAACCTTTTAATAATGGAATAAGTTTTTTTTCTTCACCTTTTAATTGGGCTTTTTTATTTTCGATCATTTCAAAATATATAATATAAGTAGCTTTAACCCCTTTATTAACTTTAAAGCCCTTATCTTGCCATTGTTTAAAACTACCCCATTCATTAGATTTAAAACCATTTTTAAAGCTACTAATAGCCGTACTAAAAACATTAGTCCCTTGATAAGCTTTTTTAGTCTTAATATTATAATGCCCGTTTAAACTGTTATCTTGCCAAGTTTTAACAAAGTTCCCTTTTTCATTTTCTAACAGTTCAATAAATGCGTTTGTAATTTCTTGATAATGATCTTTTTTAGTTATATTGAATTTTTTATATTGCATGGCTAAAGCCCCTTTTTTATTAAGTTATACTAATATTTATACATTATATTTTAAAATAAATAAAGGATAAAAAGCATAATATCCCATATTATTTTAATGTTTTTTTAATTGTCTTTTTAGTATATGAATTAATTATGAGTGAAAAAAACTTTTCTAATTATATAAAAGCTACATTACCAAAAGAATGTTTTATTCATAAGATAGAAAATGGTTTAACAAGTTCAGGTTTTCCCGATTTGTATTTATTATATAAATCAATACCTATATTAATTGAGTTAAAAACCCCTATAAAAAGAAATGGGAAAACTAAAGATAATACATTATTTAAGTTAGAAAAGTCGCAGATTGCTTGGCATTTAAAATATAATAAGTTTAAAGGGGTTTCTTTTATCTTGCATCAAGTACCCTTGAACACTAACCTATTTTTATTTGACGGCTATAAATCGGCATTGTATCAAGCTACAAAATTAGAAAAACCTAGTCCAATAGTACAAGCCCCATTAAAAGAATGTTTAGAAGTAGCTAGAAAAATCGTACTTGAAAAAATGCTACTTGTATCATGAAACATTTTTAGGGTAACTTTGTAAATTTCAAAATCAAGTTTCATTAATCTTGCCCCCCCACCCCCTAAAATTGGGCGAGGGCTTCTTTAGCAACCGAAGCAGGTTGCAGCATTGATTTTTTCATTCAAGTGTATTATTGTTCGGGCATGAACCTAGATGCTTTGCCAAAAGAGGTGTTACAAGAAGTCCTGTTACTGGAAGAACAGCACAAGCGACTTCAAACCAGGGAAGTTGCCCAAACAAAATTCCTATCATATGCCAAACATGTATATGAAGGGTTTATAGAGGGGAACCATCATCGAGTCATATCTAAAAAGCTCGAGGACATTGCATCGGGTAACTTGAAGCGTTTGATAATCAACATGCCCCCTAGACACTCGAAATCAGAATTAGCGTCATATTTAATGCCATCGTGGTTCCTGGGTCGTAATCCTAAATTAAAAATCATACAGGCTACCATGAACACGGAACTTGCTGTAAGATTCGGTAGGAAAGTCCGAGATCTCATTGCCGATCCCATATATGCTGAGATCTTCCCCAACACGGACTTGAAACAGGATAGCCAAGCAGCAGGTCGTTGGGAGACTAGTGCAGGCGGGGAATATTTCGCTGCGGGGGTGGGTGCCGCAATGACGGGTCGTGGTGCGGATTTATTGATCATTGATGATCCTCACTCGGAACAAGATGCATTGTCCTCGGTTGCTTATGATAATACCTATGAGTGGTACACATCTGGACCGAGACAGAGATTGCAACCGGGGGGTACCATCATCATTGTGCAAACGAGATGGTCGAAGAAGGATCTGACGGGACGATTAGTTCAGAATATGGCAATGGACAATATGGCAGATCAATGGGAGGTAATTGAATTTCCTGCTATTTTACCTAGTGACAAACCTTTATGGCCCGAGTTCTGGGAAGTAGATGAATTGTTAAAGGTCAAGGCTTCACTGTCCCCGGTCAAGTGGAATGCCCAGTGGCAACAAAACCCGACATCGGAAGCTGTTGCTATGATCAAGAGAGATTGGTGGCAAGTTTGGGAAAGAGAAGACACACCGAGATTAGATTATATTATTCAGAGTTATGATACTGCGTATAGTAAAAAAGAGAGTGCTGACTATAGTGCTATTACGACTTGGGGTATATTTGAGCCGAAGGAAGATGGTGATCAACATATTATTATGTTGGATGCAAAGAAGGGTCGATGGAGTTTTCCCGAATTAAAAGAGATTGCGTTAGAGCAGAATGAATATTGGGAACCTGACTTAATGTTGATTGAGGCAAAAGCTACTGGTCAACCTTTAGCGGATGAGTTAAGATTAGTAAATTTACCTGTTACTACATTTAGTCCTGGTAGACGGAAGGGTGGAGGTGGTATAGACAAGACCACGAGGATGCATATGGTGTCACCTATTTTCGAGTCGGGCAAAGTGTGGTATCCTGATGGAGAGAAGTTTGCTGAAGATGTGATAGAAGAGGTTGCATCTTTTCCGTTTGGAGATCATGATGACTATTGTGATAGTATGACAATGGCTATTATGAGATTTAGACAAGGTGGATTTATTAGTTTAGAGAACGAAGAGATACCAGAAAACTGGTTTCCTCGTAGGGCAAGAGAATATTATTAAGGAGTAGAAACATGGCAGATTATAGTAAAATGAGTAAGGCAGCACTTTTAAAAAAGTATGGCTCTTCTTATAAAAAAGACTACGGAAAAGATGAATACGATTTTCTTAAAAATCAAGACACTATGACAATAAGAAAAATTATATCTGATATAGACCCAGAGCCTGTTAGAAAAAAAGACGGTGGATCACAATCAACTGGAAGTTTCTTTGGTGATTTAAAAAAAGCTATTTCTTCTGGTGGATCTAGTAAAATTACCAAAAGCTATAAAGTAAAAAAGGGTGATTCTTTAAGTAGTATTGCCAAAGCGAATAATACTACAATTGCCATGTTACAAAAATTAAACCCTAGTATAGACACAGAATATGGTTTTCAAGACACTAAAAAAGCCAAGGGTCAAAAGATGATGGGCTTTAATAAAGAAACATTAAAAGTACCAGACCCACAATCTTTTCAAGGTGGTAGATTAAAACCAGTTAGAACAAAAAAGAAAAAGGATCCATATGAGGGTCAGACTAAATCTGATATGAAAGAAATGAATAAAAAAATATATGATGACAAAATGTTAAAAAGACAACAGAAAAAAGTCAAAGATACTCCAGACAGAAATAAAAAAGCAGGGGGTACCATTAGAAAAATGAACATGGGCGGAGTAATGAAAGCTCGTGGTGGGACGTTTAAAGGAACTTACTAATGTCTAAAAAACAATTATCCGATTTAACTAAAAAAGATTTGTTAAAAAAATTTGGATCTGCTCTTGCTAGTGGCTATGATACGAATATAGGTCAGTATTCAAGAAGTAACACTAAAGAAGATGTAATACAAGATATTCAAGGGCTAGGACTTAACCAAGGAGACGATTTCACTGAAAGAAAAAAGGGTGGTACAATTAAGAAAAAATCCACTAAGAAAAAAATGGTGAAAAAGGGTAAGGGTAAAACTGTTACTAATAGGTTTTCAAATAGATTACGTCCTACAAAGAGTAAAAAAACAAGGATAACATAATGGCAATAGAACCCAGACAAATCGCAGGTATGGTAGAAGGATCAATGGGAGCAGGGGGTCAAATGATGCCCGAAGAGGATAGTCTTCAAATAGAGCTACCTGAAACATTGGAAGAGTTACCTGAAGGAATTGAATTAGCAAGTGAGGAATTATTAGAAGTTGAAGCCGAACCATATGACCATGGAGCCAATCTTGCAGAGGTTCTTGACGATTCAGTTCTGGGAGATTTATCATCAGACCTTAGATCCAAATTCCGAGAGGACGTTGAGTCTAGGGAAGATTGGGAAGAGGCTATTGCCAAAGGATTAGGGTTACTTGGAATTAATTACGAAGATCGAAGTGAGCCCTTCTTAGGAGCCAGTGGTGTAACTCATCCATTATTGTCAGAGGCTGTGACCCAGTTTCAAGCACAAAGTTACAAAGAGATGTTACCAAGTGGCGGTCCTGTAAAGACCCAGATCCTTGGTGCACCGACCAAGGAGACTGAAGCACAAGCCCAGCGTGTAGAAGATTTCATGAATTATCAGATAACTGAAATCATGGAAGAGTATGATCCAGATACAGATCAAATGTTGTTTTATTTGCCACTTACTGGATCTACATTTAAAAAAGTTTATTTTGATGAAACCAAACAGAGAGCCGTTTCCAAGTTTGTACCAGCAGAAGATATGGTTGTTCCATATTCGGCTAGTGATTTAAGAACAGCGGAGAGGGTGACACATGTAGTTAGAATGACATACAATGATATTCGCAAACTACAAGTAGCGGGAGTTTATAGAGATGTTGAATTATCTGAAGCAGATGAGGGTGACGATGATGGAGCAATCCAAGAGCGTGCTGATGAGTTGTTGGGATTACGCCCTAACTATTCTGATGACTCTTATACCTTATTGGAATGCCACATTGACTTGGACTTGGAAGGTTTTGAAGACACGGATATGGAGGGGAATCCTTCGGGTGTTATGTTGCCTTATATTGTTACCCTTGATCAAACTTCTGGAAAAGTGTTATCAATTTCTAGAAACTTTAGAGAACAAGACCCATTAAAGAGGAAACGTCATTATTTCACCCATTTTAAATTTTTACCAGGATTTGGATTTTATGGTTTCGGGTTACTGCACACAATCGGAGGTCTATCTCGTGCTGCAACTTCTATTCTAAGACAGTTAATTGATGCAGGTACATTATCGAACTTACCAGCTGGTTTTAAAGCAAGGGGTGTTCGTATCCGTAACGATGATGAGCCTCTAAACCCTGGTGAATTTAGAGATATCGATGTACCGGGTGGCGATCTTAAAAATTCTATTATTCCTCTGCCATATAAAGAGCCATCGGGAACACTAGCACAGCTTTTGGGTGTGGTTGTTGACTCTGGTAGACGTTTTGCACAGGTTGCAGATGCAAAAGTTGCTGATATGAACTCGCAAGCACCTGTTGGAACGACTGTTGCCTTGATTGAACAAGGTTCAAAGATCATTTCGAGCATACATAAGCGTCTACATTACGCTCAAAAGCAAGAATTTCGCATGTTAGCCGAGATTTTTAGTGAAAATCCAGTTCCATACCCGTATTTTGTAGGAAATGTACCCCCAGAGACTATGCAAGCCGACTTTGATGGTCGTGTGGACATACTTCCAGTGTCAGATCCGAACATTTTCTCTATGGCACAGCGATTATCACTAGCTCAAACACAATTACAACTAGCTCAAGCGGCACCACAGATACATAATGTGCATGAGGCGTACAGACGTATGTATGATGCGTTGGATATTAAGAATATTGATAATATTTTACCACAGCCTCCACAACCACAGCCCATTGATCCAGCAACCGAGAACGGAAATGGTATGAAAAACATGCCGTTGCAAGTATTTCAACAGCAAGATCATGAAGCTCATGTTAGAGCTCATGTTTCCTTCTTGGCTACACCTGCAGCACAAACAAATCCACAGGGATTCATTATGTTACAGGCTCATGTACAAGAACATGTGGGTATGATGGCTCGTGATCAGGTAACTACGTTCTTCCAAAAGACAGCAGAAGAAGCACAAATGAATGGTGAGCCTGTTCCACAGATAAATCCAGAAGCTGTTGAAGCAGCAATTGCTCAACAGGTTGGAGAGATATTGAATGAGGTAATACCATCACTCCAGCCACAGCAACCGTCTGATCCGTTAGTGGAGATTAGAAAGAAAGAGCTTGAGAACGATACAGCCGAGTTACAAAGAAAAGCTCAAAATGATCAAATGAATTTTCAGATTGATCAAGCTAAGTTACAGCAAGCTTACGAGTTAGCTCAACAAAGACAGAGACTACAAGAGAATATTGCTGACGATAGGAACGATGTAAATATCTATCGTATAAATACTGCGGCATCTTTGAAAGGTAAGTAACCTATGATATAATCTGGATATGGATCCAGTAACTATATCATTAGCCGTTGGCGTGGCATCAAAAGCTTTCTCTGCAATTAAACAAGGATTTGCTGTAGGTCGTGACATTGAACAAATGTCTGGTGACATTGGTAGATGGATGGGAGCCGTAAGTGATGTTGACAATGCAGAGAAGCAAGCGAAGAATCCTCCCTTGTTTGGTAAATTGTTTAAAGCAGGTTCTATTGAAGAGGCGGCAATGGCTGCATACGCTGCAAAGAAGAAACTTGAGGAACAAAGATACGAGCTCAAGACATTTCTAAATATGACTCATGGACCTGGTGCTTATGATGAGCTATTGGCTATGGAAGGTCAGATAAGAAAGCAACGTCAAGAGACAGTTTACAAACAACAACAGATGAGAAGACAGATTGGTGAAGCAGTTACATGGCTTCTTGTTGCAGGGATTGTTGGTGGTTTTGCATTATTAGTTGCTTCTGTTTTTTTTAACAAAGCACATGCATATGAATACAAACCAAAAGCATATACTAAACAACAACTACAGAATCAAGGTAAGGTTGAGAAAAAGAAATATACAACTTGCCGTTTAAAAAAAAGAATTAATTCAAAAACTGGGCAGATGGCTTGTATTTATATAGGAAATAATCAAACATATGAGATGATGATTGAGAGTTGGTGCCCAAAGCAATACAAATGTATTTATAATCCTTGGGGTAAAGAACCCAACATTGATGATGTAATTAATTCGTTAAACAATGCAACGAAAGGTAAGTAAATGGAAAATATGGTATTAGATGCGTGGAATGATTTATCGTACATAGAAGGAACACTATTTACAATTTGGCTTTTTATCTTATACTATGGTAAAGTTTGGATAGACAGTAGATTTTCTAAGAAGGAGTGCAAGTGCTCACAGCGTTAATAGGACCTATAGCTACTTT